ACTCAGGTCAATGAAAAATCAGAGTTTATGTTGGCACTCAGAGGCCAGTTCAGCTTTCTTTGCGTACTCAAGCACGCCAGATGTCGTCAAAGTAGGACGCATTGCCCTACAAAGTATCCAAAGTGCGCATGCTTGGTTCTTATATTCGTAAGAGTTGTGCACTAGCTGAAAATTGCTATGATTGATTGGCTCTTGCAGGCGAGCATACCAGTTGATCTGAGCGTAACTGCAACCCATACTGGAACAGTTCATATCTCAGAGCTTATGTCGCCTTGATGCTGGCTAGCGCCGACTGCTGCCAACTATTGTATCCATCATTAAGCAATTGTTTGAAATCAGGCATAGTCAACTGTACTGGCAACTCGGGTTCCATCAATCTTCCCTGTTCTACAACTGGGTTCATCAATGTTCCTAAGCTTGGCTTCCAATTGATCCTGTTACTCTCATTGTGACCAAGGACAGCTATTATATCATTAGCTTCTGGTTTTGAGAATGCGCCACGCATTATTTGCAGGCGGTATAGTTCCATAATGTGCTGATCAAATGCCACACTGGCAACCTGACGAGCCATCACGAAGTTGTTATTGAGAGAAGCTCTCTCATCAGTTAGGGTCTGGAGGTTCGTCTTTAGAAACTATTTCTTCTCCAGGAGCTGGTTAGCCACTGCCGCCGTGTACTCCGGGTCCGCCTGGGTGCTCTGAATCTTGACAAACCGTTTGACATTGCGATCCAGTCTCAGTGTTTGCTTTTGGAATGCTGTTCGTGACATTCTTTGCATGTTGAGGAGACGCACTGTCTGCCATGGAGTTTTTGATTTTAATCTTGGCTCGAACCACCCATTGTGATAGCTTGAAGTAGACATTATTTGCACTACAAGATCCAGGGTTGGAGCGCGATTGGTTGTCAACATTAAGGTGTCTTTGTCGATGACATCTTTTGTCTAGGCTCTGAGTGTCGACCGAGCGCCTTTGAGTTGTTGGCCTCGAGTCATGAGCATCAGCAGTCTTGCCAACATACTGCCGCCCAAGCACCTCCTTTGCAACGTAGCCAAATCGCTGTACAAATCCCTTTCTTCGCCTAATTCTGCAGCCCATGCGCTTCCTTCTTGCCAGGGTTTTTTGAAGAGCAGGGAATGTATTATTCTGCCTGCTTTGCCCATTGCTATTCTTTCGACGGGCAGATACATCACCTGAAGAAAGTCGCACTTTGCATCGTGACTGCATGCAATTCGGTTCTTCTTTGGTGATATGTTCAAGCCCTCGTCCTGCAGCAGCAGCAATAGGTCGAGTGCATCCTTTCCGGTCTGCAGGAATAACTGACCGTCGTCTCCGGCCACTCTGTCCAACTTGTTGAACTGCAATCGAAGATTCTCTCTTGCTGCAGTTATGTACAAGGCATTCGCTAAGGAGCCTATCACACTGGTTATTTTAATGCCACTGAGGAGACCTTTCTGAACGACCCAGCGTTAACCCCCGAAGTTCATATAGTGTGCCTGGACCAACTGGCTCACCAGATTTCTGCTCACTGTGAATCCGGCATCTTGCAGCATCTGCATCGTGAACTGCACGATTATCCAGTGCTCGATCGTGTAATCGAACTTGCTCTGATCCAACGGCATTGACCACGAACCTTGATCCATGATCTGATCCTCCCAGATCATCCTCCTGCGCGTGGAATGAAGCGGGAACATCATCTGCTCCAGCTCGCAATCCCTCCGCAATGCAGATTTGAATATGGCATAGACCAGTGTGTACAGAATGTATGTTCTCATATCTGTGTTCACTATCTGGCGTACTTTTGAGGCTTCCTGCTTTTGAATCGCGTAGAACTCGAATGTTTGGCCACTAGGCTGAACTAGTTCCAACATTGCATCCAGATTACGCTCCTTCAGATTCTTGAGCAGTGCTGTCATGTTTGCTTGAAGCAACAAGTATTGTGTCTTAGTCATCCCCATCACCTTGCTACTTCCTTGAGACTGTAAAGCTTAAACGAACTCGATCTGCACTTGATCTATTCCTTAGAATTGACAGCTGATGGACAACATCTTCGCAAGCAAAGTCGGAGTCACTAGCCTGTAATGTGTGTGATGTGCAAACATGTCGTTCGCAACCTACAATGGTTAAGTGCTCGCAGGAGCCGGATATGTTTCTCCCACAGTCCACTCTTTCAACTGTGTGATGAAGCCGTCTTCGTCCTTCTGTTCGGTGAATCCAAGTTGATTCTCCATTCCCATGACAAGCTGTAACATCGAGTTGAAGTGAGCATAGTTCACCGTGTTCTCTATCACTTGGAGATAATCCGTGTTCAAGATCTGCGCCGTTTGAATTTCCATTGCCATTAGGCGCGATATCGACCCAGCCGCCGCTGTTGTTGCCTTTCCCGCCGTTAGCGCCATGCGCATTGTGCCCATCACCATTGCCACGGGAGTCTTTGCCATGACCATCGTCCTGTGAGTTGTCGACATCGTTAGCAATTGAACGATTGTCCTGTTTTTCGGGCTCTGCACTCCAATGGATAAGTATTATTAAAAACAGCAGACGTACCATGTCCCTAAGCGCGCCTGTTGTTATGCCAGAGAGCAAGTATTATCCTTCGACTCTATTAGCAAGTATGTCGTTATCAATGTAGCAGAAAGCAGCAATTATATAGACCATGTGGTCGAAGATGTCCTTGGATGTTTGTGCATCCTGGGCATTCCAGGTTGCTTATAATGCTTGTACATATCTTCGGACGAATGGACACGCTCCACCACCAGGTCTGCGAAGCATGGCATCAACCAGCCTGCTAAAGTTTCGGTGTATGCTGTTAGTAGCAACATCAAGTTGTAAGCTGCTCTGCGCTGATCCAACTTGTTTCCTCCACTTATAGAGTAGAGTCCAGACGAATCTTCGCGAATCATCATCAACAGACCATCGAGAAACTGGATTAACAGCTTGTCCTGGAGCAGCTATACGGACAAGTTGGTCATCGAGCTTAACATTTAAGCTAACCAGTCCTACAGCTGTATCCTCTGATTCTATTGTTCCGTTGTCATGGAATAGAGTTTGCTCAGCAGGTGTGTCAGTGTCAGATTTTGTTTCTTCGACTAGATCACATACTAGATCTATGCTTCGTGCATTAGCTCTAAATTCTCTATTCTTGGCGCGGTATTGCTGTACCACTGCATTGTTGATTGGCGCATTTCTGTACTTGGTTATCCAAGACTGCTTAGTTAGGTGTCCAGTTAGGACAGCAAGATAACTCTTTTGGCTTAGCCGAAGATATCCCTCTAGCTTGCCAGATTGCACCAGCTCATCATAGCGCTCATCAGATAGTACGTCGAGTTCTGCGAGTTCTCGGACGGTTACCCCGCGTGCAATTGCCTTCTTGAGTTGAGCATTCGGCTAGCTCTGTCGAAGACTAAGTTTATATTCTTCTTCGCGCTCTGCTATTATTGCTAGCAGTTCGTCAACTTCATCATCTTTTCGCACTGTGCCAAGAAGAGCTTAGCACTGTCTGGTAACCGGTTTTCTGTTTACGACGGGTTTGGGAACCCGATCGACGGTAACATAACCGAAGACATTTTGCACTCTGTCGTACCATTCATGTTCTTCAGCGGTACTTAGATGCTTAAGCGTAGCAGATCGCTCCTTTTCGCTTAAGTAAGGGTATTTTGTTCCCAAGAGCTTTGCTGCTCCATCAATGTCCAGTAACCCTAGACCGTGGATCTAGACCCTATCCCTACCATCGTCATTAATGTTACCAAGAGTCTTGATTATATCTACTCTGAAAGTAGCACTTGCCATTTGTAATCTGACTCGGCCATTAAGCTCAGCAAATTTCTCCTTTGTAGCAGTGTTGAACAACTCTGCTGCATTGGAACCATTTCTATCACAAGCTCTTAGTGTTATTGAGAGCTGGATAATATTGTCCTTAACTCCTTGACAATCGCTATGGATTCTGTCATAATCAGGTTTGGCACCATCAAAGGGGATGTGTCCAGACCATTTACCCACAATAGCAATTATTGAATTGATTGCAGTTAAGACGTCCATATCAAATTCGTTCCTCTGACCAATATTCTATCTGACGAAAGACATTAGATCGTAAACCACACTCGATGACTCACACTGCTCGTGAGCATCGACATATTCCAACTTATCAGAGGCTAGCTTCCTTGAAACATCTTCCAGCCTTTGCGTCTCAGAATGTCGTAAGTGATTGCCTCGGAGTTGATCTCCCCCATGCTCAAGGTCCTATTGTAGTAAACGAAACCGCTCGACTCCCGCATACCACTGTAATGTCCTCATCCTGTCCTCATTTTCGTTTATGAACAGTTGCTATATTATGTCAGAAGCATGTGATGGATCATCATCAGGGTCAATGTGCTAGCTGTTTTGTAATAGCTGCTATTCAGCCTCGCGAACAGATAGCATCTACTGTTTCTTGAGAATGGCTTGCCTAGCGCCCGTTAACTCACTTGGCCTTTTGCCGCTGTTCATGAAAGCACGCACTTCAGCCGAGACTTACTTAACTTTCGGTCTCTTCTCAACGACATTGGACATACCGTTCAGTCTGTTGTTTTCCTTCAAAGAATTGGTCGCTTGCATGCCTCCCTTCAAGCCCAGGCGTATCATCAACCCATTTTGGGTGACAAAGGATCTAGTTTGTGCCACGCTGCGTGCAAGCTTGGTCAACTCATGCATTGGCATGCGCATTATCTCGTCTTGGCTGACCCATAAGCCATGGATAGAGCATGCACCACCTAGCTTGACAATTGGATTTTTATACATCTGCACACGAGCATTGGTGCCTATGTACTCAGTGACTTGGGCAAACGAGTTGATCACAACGTTTGCGGAGTCAAAGGTGTTCCAAGTGAGATTATCCTACTATAGCGATTGAGCTTCATCACTGCCAGGAGTGATTGCTGTCATCTCAGTGCGCATGACCTCGACAGTCTGGACAAATTGTTTATTGATCTCGTCATTGTAGATCAAAAGAACACTTGGTTTTGGAGCCCACATTTGTACCTGGACCATGTTATCATAGTCCCAGACGAAATCAAGCCCGACGCCCTTGTAATCGGTGTATGTCCCCGTGTTTACGTATGACATTAAGTAGTATGATGTCATTTTGGCAGTTGCCATCAGCAGAGGATTGTAGAAGGACTCATTTCCTATGTCATAAGGAACTTGATTGGCAAATTTGTATCTAGCAATCATAGTGCCAGTCAAAGCCTCATTCT